CATAAGTGAAAAGTAAAGTCATTGATTCTTGTTCTTCTTTCTCAACTTTAACAATAAGTTTACCATCATCATGAAGTTCTTTCATTTGTTCTTCAGTAAAGTTGTAAGTCCAATCAATTTCTTCTTCGTATCTTGGTTTTTTTATAGTTTCATCAAGATATTCTTCTTGATTTGCTAATTGGCAGTCCTCAAGAGTTTCGTACATACACTCTCCATTCTCTCCCCATTTGTATAATCCTTCTTCGCATAATTCGCAAGGCATATTTTCTATTTTTTAATTTTTTTTATAATTTTTTTTTATGATTGTTTGCAATCCATATACAACACTACAACAAATCCAGGAAGTATTGTTTCTAACTCAACAAGTGTAAAATCTCCATACAATTCAAATGGTTCTGTAATTGGAACGCTTGTTAATGCACTAATATCAAGAGGCGATATATTCTTACATGCAATCTTTTTAAAAACACCTGCATAATCACAAGGACAATCTCTTGGATTTGGTGCTTTATCTCCCAACCTAAGGACAACCATCTTGTATGCATTACCATTTTGCTCTAGACTTGAATCAAACAAAGATTGGCTTACCTTTGATGAAGTTAAAATCCTAGTTTGTCCACACTTCCCATGAGCTTCATAAGCTAAATCTGCAGTTATAGCAGGAGAAGCTTGTGTAGTTATTATTTTAGGTGGATGATAAGTTGCCATTGTTTTTCGTTTGCACAAATAAAGCAAAATATTTTATATATCCTACGAAACTTTAGGAAATTTTATTAACTGAGCTTTCTTCATATCTTTATCCATACCTTTATCTTGTTCTTTATCTTTAAGAGTATAAGATACCCTTACAATACCCTTTAATTCTTTTCCATTTAAGAAACCCATTCCAAATTTTTTTATAATTTTTTTTTACTTCCAAAAACTGCTGAATATTCCATTTTATTTATTATAACTTTGTATTCCTTAGAATATACTGTTGCTCATATCGCAACTAGCATATTTAATAACCTTCACACTTAAAAATATATATTATGTTTAAATTCAGAATTGGTAAAGTCTATATACAACTTATCCCATTTAAAATAACTTGGAAGTTTTAATTATGAAATTGGATTTAGATTTCTTGCTTTTGTGTGTATATGCTCAAGATAAGAAAATTCTCAAATTAGCGCTTTTCCCTCCCAAATCCCCAAAATATCCGAAAATTACGCAAAAATTAAGTAATTCTTCAGATTTAACTTTAATTTAAACAAATTTTAAAAGTTTTGGCTGAAATTCTTGCATAAAAGAAGAAAAAAAGCAGATAATTTAAAAGGATTCATTGAAAATATTTAAACTATCTGCAATTTATTTTTGTTAGCTAAAGAAAAGCAAATAAATGATAAATAAAATACTTATTGTAGCTTTTTCTAATGGTGCTTTATTAAAATTATTAGGGGTTTTTTTTCATTGGCTTTCTGTTTTTGGTTGGTTGAAATAGGTGTTTCCCACTTCTTGGATAATTTCTTAATATATTATTAAAAATCTCCATCATAACAATAGATTTCTCTGTAACTGTCATATATTGTGTTTGAATCTCTACAGACGTCTTCCCTATCTTCTAAATAGCAAGAACAATCCTCACAAAGGAACTCCTGTTCAACCTCTGAATAACTACCATAATCTTCAGAAACTCTTTCTTCGCAGCATTCACAAAAATTTGCGTGTCCTTCTGAAAAATATCCATCTGTATTATCTAGAACATAGTCGGCTGAATCTTCATCATCTGAAAACTTCACATTGTTAGCTAATGTTTTACCCCATCTAAAGGTGTCTGCATATGGGTAACACTCCAATTCTCCGAATGTATCTGAATCTATTTGAATTGAAAAGTTCGGTGATGTATTCCCGATTACATTGCTTTTGTTTGTCTTAAATGGTTCTGATGTCTTATCTTCTATGTGCTTCTTTATATGATAAGCAGAATAACAATCTAAAGTCTTAATCCTTAACATTCTTTTTACTAATGAATGTAGCTTCAACTGAATTTGCTCCTCGTTTGAGTTCTTGAATGCGTTACCTATATAAATTCTATCTAGGAAGTATTGAGTTTGCTTTACTTTCTGGCTACAATTAGGAGTGTCTTTACAAATTACAAATTTTTCGGTTTTCTTTGTCCATAACATAGCCCGAGCTACAACCGAATTACCTACTTTCAAGCCTACTATTTGAGTTTTAGTATTAATAAAATTATCATAAATTTCAAAATAATTTGAGGGCTTACCTTCCATACAAGAACCATTATTATTATATATAAATTCTTTGTTCTCTCGGCTATAGAATCCGACTACATCATCAGACAAAAAGAAATCTGCGTTTCCTGTAAAGTCTTTTCTAAATTGTCTATCAATGTCTGTTCCTATTTGTTCAATCCTAGAATCATCAAGAAACATAGCAGAAAGCAATTTAGTTATTGAAGTGTTGACAAAATATTTTTTTCTTTGTTCTGCCGTTCCTTTAATTTTTACTCCTGTATATTCTAGCAAAGAATTTATTTTTTCTTGCTTAATATATGAAACCTGCAAAGGGTTGGATTTGCTCCTCTGGATGTACTTAAATGAATTAAAATCTTTTGATTTGTCTGCATAGATTGACAAATAATTTATAGCTTTTTGAGTAGTGTTTTCTGTTTTCATATTTAGTATTTTATTAGTGATATATATTTTTTATTATGGTGTTTTAATCCGTTTATGTACATAATTAAATTATGATTAAAGAAATGCAAAAATATTTCTGCGTTCCCGTTATTGTGCCTATTATATGATAAATTTATGTACTTAAAACTATAATTTTTATTTTTTAGGCTTGTGCTTAATTTATGATAAAAATATTTTTGTATTATTATTTTGCCTATCTTAAAGTTGAATATTATTGGTTTCATATTTAGTATATTAAGTTAAAGATTATTATTGTAAAGGCTGAAGCAATCAGCAAAGCAACGGCTGAACCTATCGCAAAAGTAATGCCTTTAATTATTATATCTTCCAGGCTCTGATTGTTGGCGAAAATTGTCTTTTTCTTTTCGTTGTGATAGGTGCAAGAAACTGCATAATCTCGCATATTATTAAGTTTAAAGAAGTTTTGAAGTTCTTTATAGTTAAAGACTTGTTTTACTCTTGTACTTCTATTTATTACTTGATACATTTTTTGGGGGGGTTTTGTGGGGGTTTTTAAGCCCCCTAGTTAGTTAAAAAATTAAATCTCTTTCGTTCATATCTTTACACTCGTTTACTATTTTAGATAGTTCTTCTAGTTCTAAATAATCTACATAAAAGGAGTAAGTGCAAAAAAATCTTTTTGTTCCTTTCCATAAATCATAAATTTCATAATTTGTTTTAAGGGTAAATTGTGCGTTTGTTAGCTCTTGTAAAAGTATCTCCTTTAATACTTGTCTATGATTGCTATCTGATTTGCTTTCTAATTCTGTATTGAACATAGTTTTATTTTTTTAAAGGGTTTAATTTGTTTTCTTTTTTGTTTTCTTTTCTGATTCTATCAATCGCTTGTTGTAGTGCATTGATAGTTAAATTAGCAGTTATAAGATTTGACAGGGTGTTGTTTGTATTGTTTGGCATAATATATTTATTTGATTAATGTACTGCAAAGGTAATAAAAAAAAGAACCTATCTAATTATTTGTAGACTAGTTTTAAATTATTTGCAATAAGATTACAAATTGTTGATAACTTTTTTAGCTCTAACCTAGTGAATTAAGCCTAATGCAATAGAAATAATTTTGAATGTACTTATACTTTAATTGGTATAAAGTCGCTTAAATGGGCTTAAAATGGCTTAAATGTAGGAATTTAACATAATAAAAAAAAGATTAAAAAAAGTTTATTTTTTTATGCTTTTATTCAAAAATTTTGATATAGAAATTATTTTGTCCTATAATAAATATTATGTTAAATTGTGAAAATCTGAAAAAAATTCCATTTTTTTTGACACCACAACCCTATATATACAGCCCTAGCAGTTTCAGGGCTTTGGCAGTTTCAGGCAGTTTCAGCAGTTTCAAAAAATATTTTTATAAAAAAATAAAATAAAATAAAAAAAATAAAAAAATAAAAAATAAAATAAAAAAAATTATTCTTTAAAAATTATTTCGTTTAATCCAATCCAAATGTGTTCGGTGTCATCAACTTCTTTAGTTGGTTTATAGTTTTCTTCTTTAAATATAAATAGAACACATAGAAGTGCTATAATTAATATTACAATAAACCTCATTACTTTAGGTAAGTCTTTAGCCTGAGTATCTTATTGATGATTGATTGACTTACCTTATACTTAATAGCTAACTGATGCTGAGTGTAAACACCCTTAGCATACTCTAGTCTAATAATCTCTGCCTCCTCTAAGGTAAACTTCCTCTTAGCATATCCACCACCTCTCCTATCCTTCCTGTCGTATAAATTTACACTCATATTGTTTTGTTGAAGTAGGCATCTATAACCTCTAATGATTCATCTAACCCTTTGGTAACTCTAGCACAATACCCTTGCTCGTTTAGGTATGCAACCCATTCTTTCTGTTCTTTAGTTGGGTAAGATTTCTTATCCTTTTTTATTTCAAGGAACAATCCATGATACACCCCCCCCCTATGCATACCCCCCTCCCCCTCTACTCCTCTCTCCATAGGGAAGCAGATTTGCAGGTCAGGAAATCCTTTTACATATCCTGTAGCTTTAGCCTTTACAGCTTGTTTAAATGATGTCCTGATACCTCCTAATGAAGCACAGTACATTACCTTAGGGTACTTAAGCTTTAGGTACTTGACTACGCTTTTTTGTACTTCTTCTTCTTGGTTTCTCAACTTTTCTTTTGTTAAATGTTTCCTTAATTTCTCTACGAATCTCCATCATCTTATTGTAGACTTTGATTTCTAACTCTGCATTATCTAATCCTAGTTCAATGATTTCTTCCTGAGCTTCTCTTAGCCTTAGGTTGAGGTAGATACAATAGAACAGAACAACTACAAATAGTATAATTTCCATATTGTTTATTTAATAATTAGTATTTCCATATTGACCTTCAACATAGATGCTCTTGAACATAATGTCCATTTCTTTATTGCCTGATTTAAGTTGTCTTAAAATCTTAGCATTAACTTCCTTGTCTTTTCTTATCATATCAACATCACTCGTTAAAGCAAATGTATCAATTATTTTATACTTATAGTGCCTCACAGAACCTTTCTTTCTGTAACCATACTCTATGATAACCCTATAGATAGGGCTAGACAACCTCTTTAATTTTCTCTAACTCAAATTCTAAATGAGCTATTGCCTTGATAATGCACTCGTTAGGTTTTGAGTGTTTCTTTTCTGCTCTTAGTAAATAGGTAACAGCAGTTCCAATGTTGTATGATAAATCAAATCCTGATACAACCTTCCTTGCTTCATATCCATTAGTTCCTATGTAGTAATGAGG